CCAACAGGTTGAGTGTTGACATTGCCTTGTACTGGGAACCATTGGAACTCAGGAAGCATTTCAAGCATTGCGCAAACACGTGGGGTAGCAACGATGAAGTTTGCAGCGCCACGACGGTTACGGATAGCAACGCGATTTGCCTCAACGATTAAGCGGGCATAGAAGTCGCGATTGCGCTCACCTAACCAACGGCCGTCAGCAGAAACTGGAGACCATACTGAGTAACCCTGACCGAAGCCTGCATTGATTGCAACTTGGCACATACGGATTACCATTTCACGGTCAATTTCAGCTTGAATTTCGTAACTCATTGCGTTGGTGAGCTCGTTATCGATGTCGATACCGTTCATGTTCTTGAGGTCTTGCTCAAGTTCAACGGACCAACGAGCTGCTAGACGACGAGTACCAGCTTCAACTGCAGTCTTTTCGAACGATACAACCATCTGTGGGATGTTTGTGGTTAATTCGAAATTACTTAAGAGTTGAGCAATACCCTTGTCAACGCTGATGATTGGGAAGGTGGTGTCACCTGAGCCTAAACCAGATAGGTAAGCAGCAGATGTACCAGTGAATGCGGTGTTGAGGTAGTTCCAACCTACTTCTGCGCCGTCGGTACCAAGAAGCTTACGATTGTCTGGAATGGTGTTGTTACTTACCGAACCGTAAAGGTTGTCGGTTTGGGTAGCACCGAGAGGATCTGCTTCGTACTTGTAGCGGAGAGCGAAGGCGAGGCCTACTGGGCCGCTCATTGGCTGTACACCTACGATTTCGTTGGTGATAAGCTCTGGGAAAGTACGACGGATCATTGGGATCAAGATCTTTGGTAAGCGAGCGTCACCAGTAGCATAGAAGTCACTGGATTGTAGACCGCCTTGACCAGGAGCACCTTGAAGAGTACCGAAAACGCCACCGTTACCGGCTACGTTGGTGGACTCAAAGCACCACTTTTCTTGGTTCTCAAGAAGGATAGCGGTGTTTAACTTGGTGTGATCGTCTTTGATCGCTGGGGTTGCGTCATCGGAGTGCTCGAGCAATGGTGCCCACTTCTTGAGAAGTTGGCTTGCGCGATCACGATCGATGTATGATTGTGAAGGTTTTACTTGTTTCATATTAACTGTGATTTTTTTAAACTGACATTACCTCAAGTACTAAACAGTACTTCAACTTATAGATATATACTTATTAAAAAAGCCCCCATTTCTGAGGGCTTTTGAAAAAAATCTGATTTATTATTATACGAGCTTATTCTTTAGTAAGGATACGTAAGATTCGGCAACATACTTTTCACCAGAGTCATCCTCTTTAGAAATAAACGACTTAGTACTTTGCTTTACTTCTTCAGTAATTACTCTATCAACCCCTTTAGATTTAGGAGCTGTGGATTCCTTAAGTACTTGAAGATTGTCTTCTTCTTTCTTTTCGTATACTTCGGAAACGTAGTCAAAGTTTTCAGCAATAAATTTTGCATCCTTTTCAGCTAATACACGAAGCATGTAAGCTTTCTTAGGAGCAGGTAAATTTGCAACTTTCTTTTCTAAGAGAAGATCTCTCTCCATTACTGCAACTTTTTCGTTTAGTAGTTGAGCTTCTTTTTTTGCGTTTTCAGCTCTTGCTACTGCTTCATCAATTTGCTTTTTACCGTCAAGAAGAGCTTCTTTTACGTTTTCGTTGACAAACGTTTCGTCAAGACTTACTAAACGCTTAATTTCATTTACTATCTTACGGGAACGAGTGTTTTGAGTAGCTTCAAAAATATGCTGAGCAGGAATTGCTTTATCAATATAAAGCTCGAGATAAGAAGATACATTCTCTACTATGTTCTTCTTAAATGTTTCAGCTTCATTCTTGAGAGCATTATCATACGCTTTTACGAGTTGCTCAAGCTTAGCACTATGAGACTCATCGATAGTCTTGAGAGCATGCTCAAACTTAGCAGCATGGGCTTCATCAATTTTTGCAACAATCTTTTCTAGCTTAGAGGTGTGATCAGCATCAATAGCCTCGAGTACTTTTTCGAGTTTAGCTGAATATTCTTCGTCTTGCTTAATTAAAGCTGCTTCAACAGCAAGATTGACTTTTTGATCGACTTTCTTTTCGAAAGATTCGGTAATAGCTTTAAGGGTTTCTTCGGTAAGAAGATCCTTAGTAGCTTCTTTTAAGATAGTAGAGATATCGTTGCTCATGCGTATTGTAAATATTTAGTGTTTTTAAACCCCTTATTAGGATTTTTTTGAGTTTTTATTTGCTAGGGTTGTTTCCGCTTTTTGAATACGGGCCTTGACTTTTTCATTAACAATTGATTGCAAAGCTTTATCCGCGGCCGAATAGTTATTATCAACTATGTGTTTAATAAAATTGGTAATTTGTTTTTGTTGATTCATAATATTATTTTAGGCTATTAATAAACTTTATTATTTGCTCTCTTAGATAGACATCTACATCTCTACGAGGCAGAGAAGAAAGTTTATGTTCAAAAGTATCGTAAAGTTCTTCGTAACGGCCATCTTTACTAAGAATAAAGCTTTTAGACTCTAATATACCGTTAACAAATGCGCCCGGAGCTGAAGGATCCGCCACGACGTCAACAGTTATAAGTTTCATATTCTTAACATGATTTACACCGCCTTTTTCGTAAAGCTCTCCAAGAGCTCTACTTGATACGCCGAGTCGTACTCCGTCTTGTATTAAAGATTTTACTATTTGACCGGTAGGGGTACTGAGCACTCTACTTTTACCTTTTGCTATATTACCTTCCATTCTCAATTCGGTAATCATATGGCAAGCGCGTTCACTGTTGATAGTAGCGCTTTGTGGGTGTTCAAGTTCTCCTAAAGCTCTATTCTGTCTGATAAATTCACTATTGTAACGAGCTACCTCGTTAGTCATTTCATCTAAATTGTATATACGGTTGTTGCGATTTCTTTCTTCAGCAACCATGTACGGACCGGTAATATACATTACTGCAGGTTTATCTTTGTTACCCTCTTCAATAAGATAATCAAGACCCTCTGTAATAGGATTTTGAGCTATAAGTTTAAGAAGCATCAAATATATTTATGCCAAATAGGCAAAAAACTATATATGTACTGGTATTTTTAATGATTTAGATTATATATAAGAAATGATACTTAACGATGTTACCGCTACTATATCCACCCGCGGTCGTCACAATACAACGTTGCCACTTGTACTAAGCTCTATACTTACACAAAATTGCAAACCCGGAAAAGTAGTTGTATATGACGATAACGATGATTTTAATGACCCTCGACAAAACGAAGTATTTAATAATATTTTGACGGCAATGTTAGTTATGGGGGTTAACTGGTACTGGACCCCAGGGGCACGCAAAGGACAAATACACAATCACGAACATGCTCGGGCTAATGCAGAGACTCCTTTCATTTGGCGTATAGATGATGATAATATATTACTACCTGATACTTTAGAAAAAATGTATCAAGTAATTACAAGCAACTCTAAGATAGGGGCAGTAGGCCCTTGTATTGTAGATCCTAAGAGACCGCTTGCAACAAATTTAGCTTCTAACAAAATTGAAGACATATATCTCGGTTTAAATGTGCAGTGGAATATGTATAAAGAATATAATGTTCAGCCAGTTGAACATTTACAGGGTAGCACGTTTATGTATAGAGTAGAAGCAGCAAAGCATGGCTATGATTTAACTTTATCCAGAAAGGGCCATCGGGAAGAAACAATTTTTACCTACGAGATGGTAAGAGCTGGTTGGCAATTAGCTGCAATTAACGGTCTCAATACGTGGCATTTTCACTACTCTAATGGGGGTATAAGAAGTGACCATGAACAAAAAATACTTGTTGAAGATGAAAAGAAATTTCAAATTAAATTAGCTCAATGGGGAGTGCGTCCACGAGGTCACAAATTAATATTTTTAGATTCAGGCAGAGGAGACCATTACGCATTTAAAATTATTATACCTGAGCTATTAGAAAAATATAAAAACGCAAAAATTATTATGGCAGTATGTTGGCCGGATTGTTTTTGGGATATTAAAAGCGAAAACATTGTTATTTGCTCTTTAGCAGATGCTTTACCTATAACTAACGTAGAAGAGCATAACATTTATATGTTTATGGAAAAGAATAATTGGAAAAAATCTTTAACAGAAGCTTATAGAGCTTTATACCTATGATAGTTATTATTAGTCCATACTCTCAAAAAATGCCTGTAGAACAAGCTAAGGGTAATAAAATTAATCCTAAAAATTACCCTTACTGGGAACGCTTTATAGAACTTCTTAAAAAAGAAGTACCAACCGTTAACATTATTCAGATTGGCGTGGCTGGTGAGCCTACTTTGAAAGGGGTTGATACGGTTATGCATAACTTAGGACCAGAACAACTACTCAAACTTACCCGCACTTGTAATGCCTGGTTATCAGTGGATAACTTTTTTCAGCATTTTTGCTCTTATTATAAAATACCTAACGGTTTTGTAATATTCGGGCAATCAGATCCAAAAATTTTCGGGCATTCTTTTAATACTAATATATTAAAAAATCCAAAATACTTAAGACCACGTCAGTTTCAATTTTGGTGGCAAACTGAATATAAAGAAGAAGTTTTTGTAAAGGCCGAAGAATTATTAAAAATAGTATTACCAACTCTTAAGTAGACCTAAGTATAGACATGGCTTTGTCCACATCAACAGTAGGTCCTTCAGCGTTTCTTTCGACTAATTTAAATAATCGTATACAAAGTTACGATATGCTAGCTGAACGTATATTTTTTCAGCTAGGGGCTCCTTTAATTAATTTAGAAATTGCTTGTGTAGCTGCGTATGATGCAATTGCATATGCTATAGAGCAGTTTACTCGCTTTACACCCGGCACCGAAGAAATTCTTATTTTTGATTCTGATTTATATACTGCTGGCCAAGGTATAAAACTTGATACTTTAATTAATATTACTCCGGAGCTCTCATCTTTATCCTCTACGTTTCAGTCCGGTTGGGATTACGATATGAATTCGTATAGAAAAGTTATTGATGTGTATTCTTTTAGTGAAGGTACTAATGAAGGAGTTAATACTCTATTCACTATTGAACAAAGTTTAGCTCAACAAATGCATTTTGCTTACTCTCTAGGCAGTAAAGCATTCGATCTTATTACATGGCACGTATTAAAGGATTGGTTAGAAACTCGTGAAAAGTTATTCGCGATGAAACAATATGTACGTTTTGATCCACGTACCCAAGTAATGAGAATATTACCTGATCCCAAACAGGGTACCGGTACACGCTACTATGCAGCAGTCGGGGTTTATCTTGAAAGACCTATTAAAGATCTAGTTAAAGAACGTTGGGTAATGGAATACGCTAAAGCTATAATGAAGATTTCTATAGCTAATACCCGCGGCAAATTTGGTGGTACTCAATTATTCGGTCAAGGCACTATACAGTATCAAGAACTGATGAGACAGGGTACTGAAGAAAAGAAAGCGCTTGAAGATGAACTTAAGGGCGGATTCTCAGAATCCCAACAGCCCCCAATGTTCTTCATGGGTTAATTAAGTACCCGGTAACGCGCTACCCGCTCCGCCCGGAGTACCTATACCCGCTGGAGTTGCGCCTGTTGCTGGAGCCCCTGGAGCTCCAGGCGCGCCTGCTTCAGGTCCTGGCCCTGCTTCTGGACCACCTACCCCACCACCTGGTCCAGGCCCAAATGATGGCGCCGCTCCAGCCCCTGGTCCGATACCGCCACCGCCTGGCATTTGCGGTCCACCTTGCTCTACTCCAGCACCTGTGGTCATAGCTTCTTTCCAGTTAGAGCCGAGAGTAGTAATCTTATCAATTTCCCAAGCAAGAGCGGCATCTCTCTTTAACCACTCTCTATTAGCCTTAATTTCATCATCAGACCAACCGATAAACTTCTTTAACGCATATGTCTTAGAGATGTTGTCTACTTGTGTAAAACCGTTAAAGTTTTTAATCTTAATATCAAGTAATTGTTGATCTCTAATTGCAGAAAAGTGAGATGGTGGATTGAGAGTAATAGTAAGATCACTCTCTTTGAGTTTATACTCTTGCCATAGACCCTTAAGCTTAAGATGGGTAACGTAAGTGTCTTTTATAGTAGCCGCAAAGTGTCTTTGCAGTCTAATAATAAGTTTAGCAAATTTAAGTTCTTCTCTTAAAATTTCAGAGCCATCTGCAAATTTAGTGTCTGGATTGAGGCGGCTTGTAGGTACGCGTAAGGCTTTGTAAAGCTTTTTAACGAAATAGTTAAGATCATCTAGCTGGCCTAAATTAGAACCACCCTTAAGCATTTCTACCTTGGTGCCTTGGTCTCCGTTACGACGCGCAAACCAGTAACTATCTAACATGCTTTGTGGGTCGTATACGTTAATATTTTTACCTTGTGCAGAGTCATACGTCTTTCTTGACCAGTAACTCTGCATTAAGCGCTTGAGATAAGCTTCAGCTTTAGGGGCGGGCATGTTACCTACATCTACATAAAAAGCTAAACGCTCTGGTGCTCTAACTAAACGATAAACTACAATACTATCTTCAATTAACGAGAGTTGTTTATATGCTCTACGCGCTACCTCGATATATGGTAAGCGGATAGTTTTATTCTCATTCCAAGTATGAGAATGAAAATATGTAACTTGATGGCGTTCTAGAGGAATTAATTCAAGGCCGTCTTTCTTAGGACCCCCTGAAGGGCCGCGGTTGTTAATATTATAACCACCGGTCTTTTCATCTTTCGGGACAGGCTTACGGAGAATATACCCCTTGATAATCATGTTTTGCACATTATCAAATATAGGATTAATATGCTCTGTAGGTATTTGTACTACGCTTATAACACCAGCTTCTTTTTTCTCTTCATTGATTACATTTTCAAAAAAGACTTCTGCATCAATTAACAAGGTTCTAAAATATTCCCACCCTCTATTGTCTAAATTAAATAACTCTACTATATGATTAAAGTTTTTTAGTAGCTCTTTTTTAATTGTATCATCATACCGTTCTGCAATACCTAAAGTAGCGTAATTACCTTTTTCATCTTTAACTAATGCTTCATCACAAATTTCATCAAGTGCATGGCTTATTTCTGCATAAGATGCCATGATACGATAGTCAGCAATTCTTTTAGCTTTATCAGTATCTATTCAAGCATAGAGATAATCGTGATAGCCTTTATCAATAATAATGCCTTCTAAATTATTATTAGGGTTATTTGGATCTTGTACAACCGATACCGCTTGTTTAAGATTTTTTTCTTGTTGAGAAGTACCGATTTTCCAGAACGTCTCAAACTTTGGATTTAATTCCTGAATATTATCAATGACCGTAGCATTACCGGTGTATGGTAGCTTTTTAACGAAGTTGTTAAATGCTTTTGAAAAGTAGTTTTGTTGCTCAGCCATTTAGATATATTTACAGTTAAAATGTATATTATAAACTTAAATTCTTATATTACCACCCTTTCGTTGTCGTGGTAAGTATCTGGAATATTGGTAAATTGGAATTATATATGGTCCAAGGTGTGGTAGCGCTTGCAGCAGTAGTTAAAGCGTTATATTTTGTTGTAGCGTAGTGGGTAGGCATTGGGGTGCCATCTGCTGCAGAACGATACGCCCCGCTGCCGGGGCCAAATGCATATCCAGGAAACGCATTGGCTGATACTGAATCTGTTGGGGCTTTTCTTATAAAGTACGCGTTATATGCAGAAGTTGGGTTTGCCGGTATTGATGCAGGAGATCTATGTACCGCGCTTCCCGCATTATAGTACGTAGCGCTGGCCCCGCTAGCGTGAGTATATCCAACCATCGGAAAAAATCTATAGGTAGTATTACCTGTACCGGGTCTAGCCGCAAAACCTACAAGATACGATCCAGAAGGTATTGTTTGCTGTATTGAAGCAGACATTACTACAGTTAACGTATTATTAAACGATGTACCGCCTGCATTTAATTTAATTAAACCGTTTTCATTTGTACCGTGCCAATTTATACCTGCTAAAGTACTTGACAGGGCAAGATATTCAGTGCTGGTAATAGGCACCCATGAGCCAGGTAAAGCTGCATCATAAGCATCTATACTCGCTGCAGACGTGAGAAGACTTCTTAAAGTATCTCCAGAAGATATAGCAGGCGAGGATGCTCTATTACCAGCCCACGTGCTACCTGAATATGTACTTAATAAAGGCATTATTAACCAAACGTTACAAGTTGGCCAAGTACTATATAAGTACCGCTATTGTTTAATATAGTAAATGATACGCTATCTTTTTTATTGGCGTTACCAGAAGGAGCGCTTCCGCCTTGCCAATTAATACTCTGCGCGTTGCCGTCTAGTTGTAGTGCATTAGGTATGTATGGAGTTGCGCCTTGATTAATAAGCAGCACTATATTGCTTGCGTATAGACTATCAACATTGGTATTTTGTAAGTTTACAGTCCAGTTTTGAGAAACTGAACTTGTTATGTACCAGACATTATTAGCTGCGCAATCAAGATTTACAGTTGAAGCTCCAATTGCAGTATTATATACAGCAAAGGATTCTTGGGCTTGTTCTAGTTTTAATTTACCTGTAAAGTATCCGTTAGTAGCTGTTAAACTACCGGTGCCCATATTAATATCTGTATTGGTTGCGAATGAACCGCTGTACCCTGACGTGCCAGTAGTACCTTGAGCACCAGTAGTACCTTGAGCACCAGTTGCGCCCTGAACGCCAATAGAGCCAGTAGTTCCTTGTGCTCCGTCTGTACCTTGTGCACCAGTTGTACCTTGCGTACCCGCGCCAGTTGTACCTTGCGGGCCTGTAGGTCCGTCAACGCCTTGAGTACCAATTGCTCCTTGCGCTCCAGTTGTACCCTGCGTGCCCGCTCCAGTTGCGCCTTGGGCACCGTCAACACCTTGAGCACCAGTTGTACCCTGCGTACCCGCGCCAGTTGTACCTTGCGGGCCTGCTGGCCCGTCAACGCCTTGAGCCCCTATGGCCCCTTGCGCGCCAGTAGTACCTTGCGTACCCGCGCCAGTTGTACCTTGCGGGCCCGCTGGCCCGTCAACGCCCTGGATACCTTGTGTACCGGCACCTGTTGTACCTTGCGCACCAGTAGTACCTTGCGGCCCGGCCGGTCCGTCAACGCCTTGGATACCTTGTGTTCCGGCACCTGTTGTACCTTGCGCACCAGTAGTAC